CAAATAAAGCGTCAATACTGTCTAATCCTTGATTTAACTTAGTACCCCAAGTGTCGGTACTTGCTCCGACTTCTGGCTTGGTTAAACCTAAATTTGTTGTTGTTGTATCTGCCATTTGTTTTCTCCTTTAAAATTTTAATTAAGCGGCTACTTTGTAAACATTTGTCCAATCAGTAGAAGTTATAGGAACATCTTCCCATTTATATCTTGCACTAAAGTTTGTTGATGAAGCTGCGGATATATTATTAACATCTATAAACACTATTCTTACTGGTGAAACTGCTACAGAAGAAACTCCATTAATAGGATATGGATTTCCAGAGAATGTAACATTTCCAGAAGCAGTTAAAGATGAAGAAGCTACTGCTGGTATAATATTTCCAGTAATAACTTGTCCTATTAAACTTGAGCTAGAAACTGCTGATATAGTAACTCCAACATTTGCAGTATAACCACCAACTGCACTTACAGATGAAGCAGCGGCAACAGTAGCAGCTCCATCTCTGTATGTTCCAGCTGAATAATTTCCATATCCATATTCACCAGAACCATAAGTATCAACAGGCATAGCAGCAGTTAAAGCTAATATTGATGATGAAGTAGATTGAATATGTCCGCTATCTGTTATAGCCCACTCGCCATAAACATTAACACCATATTGACCATAACCATATTGTCTAACAGCATTAAATCCAAAAGAAGATGAAGCTGTTATAGTCGCAGAAGCGTTTGTTACAGCCCATTCGCCATAAACATTTGTTCCATAAAATCCTTGACTATAGTTACGAGTTGGCACTGAAATTCCTTATGTTAAATCAATATCTAAATCACCAGCTGGTACTCTAAACACATCACCAGTTGATATTGGTTTAGAAACAGATAAAGTTCCTACTGCGTATAAGTTACCACTTGTTGAAGCATCTAGCACACCTACAGCGACAACTGTTCCATAACCAGCTGTTGCTGTTGGAAACTCGACAGCAACTGTATTAGATGATTGAGAACCAGTAGTTGTAAAAGTTACTGTTTGTCTTGCGTAACCAGTACCAGAGGTTGATACCTCAGTTCCTCCAGTTCCATCATCAGATGGAGCTACTGTATATAAAGCCAAATACTTTGTTGCAGCTGGTGTAAATGCAGTACCGCTGAAAGTGTACGCTAAAATTTTATTTTCTAAGTAATCCGAAAAGCTCATAATTATCTCCTATTGTAATGCTGTTGCTCTTATCCTTAAAGATGAATCACCAATTCTGGCATTAGAATCGGCAATATTAAGGTCGTTAATTAATTTGGTATAAATACCACCCCATACAGCTATCCTCTCATCTTCAACTAAATAAGGCGCAGACTGTAATAATGTTCCATAAAGATAAATGTCAGGAGAAGCGTTTAATAGCCAATTAGTCGTAGTAGTGTCAGATAAAGGGTCTATCTTTCCATAATAAGTTAATTCTCCTGTAAGTGTAGAGTTAGCTGCTGGAACAGGCAGAACCTCTAACTCTTGTCCAACAACTGTATAAACTGCTGGGTCTCCAGTTGCAGAATTTGATTGTCTCAATTTATCAAGCTGTTCGCTAGTAACAAATTGTAATGTTGTTACTGGATTAGTTTCCATAACAAGGTTTACATTTTGTAACCAATCAGAAGGAACAGCACTATATTGAGAATCGATAGTTGCTGTTGCCCTTTTTATCATTTTTCTGTTTCGTATTTCTCTATTAAACTGAGCTTCTGCTAAAGTTATAAAATCAGGTATAACAGAGGTTAAGTCATCTCTTAAAAGCCAACTGGCTATAGAGGATTTAAGCTGTGAATAATTAGTAATAGCCATTAAACAGTTCCCTCTCTAGTTCTAAAATATTTATTCTCAGGGTCATTAAGCCATTTCTTAATAGCTACTGGGTCATCTAATATACCCTTTTCTTTTAAGTCATAATAAACCACCATAGGGATAGAAGCGACTTTGTTCCATTCACCCCATTTAGTTCTTTTATCGGTTTGTTTAAGTTGTTCTTTATTATCATTTATAATTGCAGTTACATCTTGCTCTCTTGAAATAACGAAATGATGGTCATTATTTCCAGATATATCTTCTTCAAAAGTAAAATTGTTTGAAATTTTAGTTTTGTGGTCAAAACTTATTAGTCTTTTGTTTTTCATGTTCAGTTCCTATGGGGAAGGCTTTTACACCTTCCCCTCACCTATTAATGATTATGCTTCTGTTAAGTCAGCAACAACTCCAAGAGCTGCTTCATTTTTAACTTTAAGACCATACTCAACGAGTAACATTCTTTTTTCTGCATCACCAGTTTTAGCCAACTCAATACTTTCGATAGGTCGAAGTATGGTAGTTGCATAAAACTCAGGGTCAAGCACAAATGCGTCTCTGTCTCTCTGGAATCTATTTGGTACGATATTTACAGTACCAAAATCTGAAACATAAATGTCAGCTGCACCAATAATAACTCCAGCTTCTGGTTTTGATATTTCATAACGATTAGCTGCAATTCCTGTGAAACCAGAAACTACTGTTTTGTTATGAGGACCAACCATAAGCATTTTTGGAGTTCCGCCTTGTGTCCAAACTTTTTCAATTACATCATTAAGCATATCTATTGTAAAAGCTCGTCTATTAGCGTTTGTAGCGTCTCCAGCTGCTGCATTAACAACACCGCCAGCTACTGTTGGGTCTGTACCACCAGTACCTCTGTTGGAGTTTGTTTTTAGCCAAGCTGGTAAACCAGCAGTTCTTCTAGCTGTACCAGTACCACCACCTACTGCTGCTTGGTTAGAAAGCAAAGTAGTTTCTTGGTCTCTTTTTAATTCTTGACCCATTTTTGTAATTTGGTAAGCAAGCTCGCTTGTTCTTCCAGCAGCGTCAATAACAGACAAGTTGTCTGCTAAAATGATTAGCTTTCTTGAGATATTGGTGTAATTACCAATTCTTGCTGTTGGTGTTGTAGCTGGAAAAGCAGTAATGTCATCACCATCAATTTGATAGTTAGCTGCTGCTGCTGCAAGTGAATCTGTTTGCCATTCAAAAAATGTATTTCTAACAGTTTCTCTGCCACCATTTGACATAAATGGAGTTTCTTCTGGGCTAATATTATAGATAATATTAGACAGTTCTTCTCTGATACCTATTGAAGCGTATCTTGTGAAGGTATTTGCAATAATTGCCATTGTATTAGTTCCTTATAAATGTTTATTCGTTTAACAACATGGAAACAGCTTGAGCTGCGTCTTGCCATTTCCCACTCTTTTTTAAGTTAGAGGTCGCTTTTTTATATTTATCTTGAACTTTTGGTGCTAGTTTCGCTCCGCTTTTCATAACCCTAGTTCTTCTTGTTGGGTTATTTTTTTGCTTAGAAACTTTTCTTTTGCCTTTATCATACAACATTGCTTTTCGTAAAACTTTCACATGGTCAGCTTTTACTAAAGCAGATACTTCTTCTTCGGAAACTCCCTGTTTAAGCAAATAATTTTTTAACTCAGTTCGTTCCTTTGTGGCTCTTTTTTCGTCTTTCCATTCTGGAATAACTTCTTTAAGCCTTTGAGCTTCTTGAGATAGCAAGGTCTTATATTGTTCCATTTGCTCTCTCTGTTCAATCTGGGCTACTCTTTGCTTTTCAGCTTGAGCAGCTTGAAGTTTTTCGTTCTTCGCTTGATTAAAACGATTCCACTCATGTTGTTGTCTGCTGGCTTCAATGGGGTCTGCTTCATACAGGCTATCCCAATCAGGCTCTGGCTGAGAGTCCATATTCTGTATTTGACTCTCTAAAGCACTCAAAAGTTGGACATATTGCTGTCGTTCCTCTTGTACTTGTTTAAACTCAGCGTCAAACTGCTTTCTTTCTTGCGCAAGTTTTTGACTTTGTTTAGTAAAATGCTGTTGCCTTGAATATCCATTCCGCAATTCATCCAGCGGTACATCAAATTCTTCACCATCTACTTTAACTCTGTATAATGGCTCTGCTTCTGGTGTGCTATCCGAATCACTTTCGATTTGTTCGTCTGCATACAGTTCGGAATCTTCTTCACTCTCATAAGACTCTGTTTCATACTCGTCAGAGCTATCTTCATAAGAATCTTCATATTCCTCGCCAGTATCAATATCTTGTTCTTCTATATCAACCGACTGGTCTTTGGCTTCCTCATTTTGGTTGGCGTCTTGACGCTCCAAAATTTTAGTTACCTTATCTAGTGTTTGTAAATTATCTGGCGATTCCGTAGTATCATCCGATATATGGGGTGTCGCTTCACTCATTTTAAACTCCTTTGATATTATTTTCTACTTTTTATTTTGTCTGAATTAATTTTTAAAACATGAGCGTTATCAGACACCGCCCACATTTTTTCTTCTAAAAGGTCTATAGCCTTTAAGAGAGAATACAATTTTTCTCGTTCATTTTCTTGGCTAGGTGAAGTTGTTTGCCAATCATGGAATACATCTTCTTTGATACTATCAATGACAGTCTTAAATGTTATATCTTCTAAAATTCGTTTCGCATTTTTACCAAATAAAATAATATCATCTATTTCTTGGCTCATTGCGGAATACCCCTATTCATTGTGCTTATTAAATTTTGTTGCATTTTCATTTGTTCTCTATCCCTTTCAACTAATGCTCTTATAACCTCAGTTTCTACCTTAGAACCATATTTAGCTTCAATTTCAGCTGCTTTTAGTAGTATTTCAGAGTCTAATTTGTCTCTATCTAAATCATCAGAGCGTTTCATTTTTTCTTTATCAAGCTCTAATCTTGCAGCAGATTTAGCCATATCAGCCTTAATTTCTTCTATTTGTACTTGAATTAACTGTTCAGCAGCATCAGGTTTCTTCTGTTGTTGCATCATAGCTTTTTGTTCTGGGCTTAATGGTTGCACTTCTTTAAAGAACATACCAGCGTCTTTAAATCCAGCTAACTCTACCATCTTCGCCATAGTGTTTCTGTACTGAGCCATTTCGACTAAAGGATTGTCAGCTCCTAATGTTTGTAATATCTGTTCTTGTTTACCAGATATAAGACTTAGGTACTGCATCCTTTCTTGTGAAGAACCATTGCCAAGACCAACATTAACAACTACATCCATTCCAGCATCCCATGCTCTAGGGTCGATAGGTGTCCATTCATTTCTTAATCGGACCATGCGTTCTTTACTTTGATGTGTACTTAGAAGCTCTAAGATACCTTTGAATAAAGGTTTCATGCCTTTCTCAGCAAAGATACGAGCTATCAATTCAATATGCTGTTGACCGCCTTTAACAGTTGCATTAACCGCAGCGGCAGTAGTTGATTGTAAAGCGTCAGCGTCTAAACCCATAGAAGCCTTAGACATACCAGTTCTGTTTTCTTTTATTTCATCCATATATTGCAACATAGGAAAGGCTTGTTGACCAACAAAAGGAACACTAAAAGGCTGTACTGCGCCAGCGTTACGAGTACGAATAATGCCGCCAACTTCTGTATTCATAACATCTTCGATATTTGCTTGTCCTTCAACAACAGCAACTCTAGGATGAACACTCAATGCAAGACTGTCTAACATAGAACGGAGAATCATAGACTTCACTTTCTGTATGTCTTGTGTAATATCCGCTATAGAAGTTCCAAAGAAAGTATGTGGCTCTGGGTCAGGGCAGAAAGACACAAAAGGTATATGCGAACATGGAAGGTTCTTTCTAATTTCGTAACTATCACCAAGACAACATATACGCCTTAGTTCCGCTAAACCATCACCAGTCATATCAACCTTCATATAGGCTTCAATATACTGCACTTTAAGGTTGCTATCATCTTGTTCGCTGTCAGTTGTATCAACACCTAAAGGGTGTCTAGCTCGGTATTCAGCGTTATCATCCATTTCCATATCATAAGGAGTTGCATATTGCATAACATCATCATAGTCATACCCCATCTCGACAAGCTCTGAAACAGTAAGATAGCGTCTATGACCTACTAAATACGCATCATCCATAGAAGTTGCGTTGCGGTCTATAAGAAATTCTTCTGGTGGTAGGCTTTCTACTCTAATGCAACCACCTTCTTTTTTCCTTCTTAACTTCACATCATGCAACTGTGGTATCATCATGGATTGTTGCATCAACTCAGGAATAACTTCTTGGGCTTCTGGCGGTAACATATCCTCTATCATTTGCTCTGGAGTTTTTTCTTCCTCTAGCATATCTTCAACAACAGTCTCATCAACTATTGTATCTTCCATAGGTTGTTGCTCCATACCAGCCATATCTTCTGGATTAACTTGGATGGTTGCTTCTGGTGTAGGAAAGGCTGGGTTAGGGTAAGATTTAATTTTAATAATCTCAACTTCGGTATCAGACTCTAAAACAGCTAAAGAATCGTCATCTAAACCTTCGTATTCAAAATACTCAGCGTTGTAGTTATCATCCCAATAATACTTAACAATACCATTCTTACATAACAGCGCATCCTTAAAGGCATTGTAAAAAGTTGTAAATCCATCATTATCTTGGTTTAAGACTATCTTATTGATAAAATCGGTAGCTTGTTCA